TTTTTCCCTTTCAAACTGCGTTCTTCTGTATCATCATCGTCCACATCGTCGTCTCGCTGTGAACTGTCATCTGATAGCCCTTTAGCCTTTTTAATGGCATCTAATTGTGCTTGTAGGTTATCAATTTGCTTTTGCAAATCGGCTACATCTGCGACACCCTTTTGCACATCAGCAACATCTGAATCATCATCAGTAGCTAATGCACGTACCTCTGTTACTTTGGTTGCCATTTGCTTTTTTAAGGCATCAAGCCCTGTTTCAATTTGTGAAATCTTCATCATATTCTCCTATTCATATGTTCTTAGCATTGCCAATATCTTTTGCTTATAGGCATCTTGTTTAAGCGCTCTAGTCACTGCTACACTTGTTTCTTGATAAGCGGGCATTGTTACGACTGAAACCTCATATAAAGTTCCTATGTGGCTTATAACACGTTTTGCTGTGCCGTCTGTACTTTTATCCCAATCATCTGAATCAACTGTGAAGCCAAAGCTCATTCCCTTTAAGTTACCTGCTCGGATATTGGTATAAACATCATTACCTAATGTTGTGTTTGGAATATCTAAACTAAAATGCAAACCTTTTTTGTCAATCTCAAGTTGCAAGGTATTTGCTGATGTCCGACCCAATACGTTTGCAAAATTATGATCGTATAAAGCAACTACATCGCTCATATCAACATCATCAAATGCATCAGAGTTGACATACTCAATAAAACCACCCAAATTCTCACTTGGTTCATTAAAAACAACGGCATAACCACCAATCTTCCCAATAAGCTGGGAATCAGTCGCATCACGTACTTCTAAACCAGAAATGTCCCTTGTATATCGCTCGCTACCATTCATAATTGAACAATCCCCTTGCTTTCCAAAATACTAAGCGCTTGGGAGCCATCTATGATGCCTTTATCAACAAAATTCAGTAAATCTTGCTTGAGAGTAGCATTGGAATAGTCCAAAATACTACTCATATCAAGTCCAATATCATCACTAAACTTCGTTTGTATCTCACTGATAATTGGTTCAATATATCTATTTAAGCCATTGACATACATATTTTGGATCATATCAATATTACTTTGCTGGTCGCCCTGCCCATTCAAATAAGAATCAGGTACACCAAACGCCTTACTAATTTGGGTACGTTGATATATGGCATTATTCAGAAACTTAGCAACATCTGCATTGATTGAGATGCTCTGGAAGTCTGCACTTTGATCTAATACTAGTGTTCGACCTGCATTTGAGCCGGTGTTTGCTTTCTCAAACTCACTACGGACATTAGTTTTGGCTTCTGGGCTTAGAACTGCATCAGGAACTTTGATAATGCTTGTTGGGTTAATGGCTTGAGCTATTGTTGAAAGTGATAGCCTATTAGCTTGCTCTTGTTGCTGAATTTCATTAGCTAGGCTTTCTAGTGGACTGTGTCCAATTAATTCAGCACCATTAACACCATGAGCCATAATCTTAAAATGTAGCACGGCATCAGACTGGAATGTGCCACCTTGGTAATCACCATAAGGTGTAATCTGGTAGGTCAAGACATCATCAGTCAAATCAAGCGAGACATTCTGATTAGGAATATATCGCAATTCATTTTTTCCAATTGTGGCAAAAGCATTACCAGATAACAGCAACTCAAGTACAATCGTCTGCCAAAAGCTATAGCGATTTGTGAGGTGGCTAGGTTTATTTAATATAGCAAGGGCTTTAACGTTACTGCCTGTGAACTTGGCACCCGCGACATCTGCACTAATTAAACTAGTCACGCTGTATAGATCACTATTGTGGAATGCCATATCTGCACTAATTAATTCATTAGGTACAATACTTGTGCCACTGTTTGCAAAAATAAAAGGCATGTAACTACCAGTGGTAATCATCTGCCTTGTTTCAAATGGATTTTTTAAACTCATGTGTTACCCCCTTTCGGTACTAGGATATAAGCTAATGCAAATAGTCCCATACCAATCACAAGGAAGCCCAATGGTTTAATTATCATAAATGCACCGACTGCTATTGAGATGATACCCAGAACAATCAGAATAAATGGTAAATATTGGATCATATTTTTCATTGGTTATCCTTTCTAAAATGTAAAATCTTTTGTAAAATAATCATTTATTTCATCTGAACTCATGCCTGCAAAGGGGCTTTTGTCCTTTTCTTCTGGAGCATTACTAAACTGCGTAAAATACCACATACCCTCATACAAAGCATTCACAATGGCATCAGCAATATCAATCTTGGCACTGTTGGTGTTCTTATCAATCTTGATACCGTTGTTATCTTGTACAATCACTGCATTGGATAGGGCACCAAACATGGCGCTATCATCAAACATAGTGATCTGATTCTTAATAAAGGCACTTTGTAGAAATTTTGTTGGTTCATTCAGTGACTTGATACCTTGACGAACAGGAATAATCAAATAATCATTTTTGACTTCATCAAGTCGTCTGATAAACTTACCAGCGCCCCATTGATCGTACAAAATAGCTTTAACATTCAACTCGTTGGCTTCAATAAATGACAACATATAGTTAAACACTTCATCTTCATCAATCAGTCCAAACCTATCACGTGTAATGGTGGCATAACCTTTGCGCTCAACATCTCTATAATTGATGCCGTCCCGCTGTTCTTTTGCTTCAATCGTCCCCAACTTAGCCAATGGGATAAATGAGTGTTGATATAACTGATATTTTTGATTACCTGCTTTGTCCGTATAAGGGAATACAAAAGCAATCGCTGTATCATCATTTGTTTGGCTGTAATCAAAGCCAATATAGACATCTCTGCCTTGCATATTAAACTCTGGCATAATCGCCTGTGTGAGCAAATCAACTGGTAGAAACGCGTTCTCTTTAGCATTCTGCCACCTGTTCATGTTCTTAGTTAAGAAATCAGGCAACCGTCCTTGTGAGTTTAGCTCGTCACGCTCTGCTGTCATTTTAGTGATAGCTGACTTGCGCTTACTTTCTAACTCAAATAATGGATTGGACTTCTGCCAAATCGTTGGATCTCCAAAGGCTTCGTCATCATTATCTTGCTCCCAGCATAAGAATAGAATGTTATCAATCTCATGCCAGGTCTTTTGTTCTAAATATGAACTGTAACGTTTATAATCTGCAAACATGGGACTTCGTACATCAGTCCCACTGGTACTAATAAATATCGTTTGAGAATAAGGCAGGAATGTTTGGCCCGATGTGATTGAATTTATAAACGAACGATCTTTAAACAAATGGTACTCATCAACAACCGCATAACTAAAATGCCCAATACCATCACTGGTGGTACTTGATGATGCACTTAGTTTGCGCATGGTAGTTGACTGGCTCTTAATTCGCATCTCACGTTGGTTATATTCAACACCCCATTGCTTGGCCATCTTGGCAAATGTACCGTCTGCAAGGTTTGCCCATTGACTAGACATATATTTGAACAAGGCATCAGCATGTGCACTATCAGCAGATGCAACAGCCAACTGTCTGTTTGTACTTGGTTGCCCAAACAAGAAATTGAATAGGCTTATAAGCGCCATAATCGCCGTCTTACCATTGGCACGTGCCATTGATATAATAGCTCTATCAAAGCGCTTACCACTTGTATCTGGTTCTGTCCAACCCTCAAGCATACCGACAATAAATGATTCATAAGGACTAATTTTAAACGGCTCGCGAGTTTCTAAGTCAACCAATAATGTGCTGAACTTGATAATCTTGTCTGTGCGGTCTGCATCGTAAACATAGTGAAATGTTGGATCACTTTTAATTCGTTGCAAGTCGGACAAATGCCGTTCACAAGCAAGCTTTATCTTCTCGCCTGCTATGATTTTGCCTGTTAAAACACCAATCGCATATTTAACCGTGGGTTCGTTTATCCCATATTCAGTTATGACATCTTGGTATTGTTCTATCATTTACTACCGCCAAACATATCAGCAATGGCATCAGCACTCAAAGAGGTGTCGTCACTACTTGCCATATCAATTAACGTGGCACGTGAGCTTGGACTTAGTCCTAAGTCGCCACCCAATGACTTAACCTTACCTGTGGAATCATTTAAGACGGCTGTGGCAACGTTCTTATACCAACGTCCATCTTTCTCATACATCACACCAATGTCTTTAAT